TGAACCAGCCCGCCCTGATCGGCATCCTTGCCGCCTCGCGCGCGTAGTTCTTGCGGTAGCTTGCTATCATTACCCAACCCATCAACCTCAATGCGTTCGCTTACTGCCCGCAAAGCGTCAACGTAACTGCTTTCAGCACTATGTTCGACTTGCATACGATCGCCAAAGTTCTTTGATGCCATCCTAGCAGCCGTCCACTTTAGTCCGTCTATTGCGACCCTTGCCGCATTGCTGTCTTTGATCTTACCAGCCAAAACAGCCAGCGCTATTTCAGCGACCTTTTCGCCATAGTAATTCCCTCTTTCCTCCTTCGCGACAGCGAAGGCGGCGGCAAATTTTGGGTCTTCCTTAGTCCAACGCCAGACAGTCGCCCAATCCGGCATATCGTCATCGCGACAGACGCTTGCATGGCTGCGCCCTTCTGAAATGCGTTGCAGGAAGTTTTTTACAACTTCCGGCGTTTTTTTGCTTTTTGCCATGAGAAACCTCTCGAGAACCGCTAAGTCATTCTTTATATTCAGTAAATAACCAACGGAGAGCGAAATGACTGATATTAAATTTAACAACCCGCACGAAGAATATTGCTTTAACAACGCGGCATATTTTACCGCTTGTCGCGGCAACCGCATCCAGCAAACCTTTAAGCGTATAGAGTTTGACAGCTTTGATGCTGCCGTTAATTATGGCCGCCAGCAAAACGATGGCCGCACTATGATTTACGCGGTAACAGCGCAAGGACGCGATGCGCATATTTGCAACGCTTAGTCGGCGTCCTCGTCTGCATCAGGAACATTGACTTCAACAAGGCCGCATTCCGCTGCGGCCTTTTTGCCGTCGCCCTTAACAAACACCAAAACATTTTGATGTGTCTTGCCTAGCTTGCGACTAGCTGCAAACTGGCGCCCCGCCCTTACTGGCAGCGATCCAACCGCAGTGACTAGGATAGCTTCATTATAGTAATGCAAGCCAGCCTGTCGGAAAGCCTCAATGGTATCGCCGACGAAGTTGTAATAATTACCAGCCTTATCCCTAACTTCGCCAACGACAAAGCAGGCAAAGCGGTTGTCTTTTAACAGCTTGCAGCTTTCGTTGATAATGTCGAAATATGCCTGTTTAAACTCAGCATAACCAAGCGTTGATAGATCGGCCGGATCATCGCTATAAACTTCCAGATCAGCATATGGCGGGCAGCTGTATATCAAGTCAGCTTGGACGCCATCAGCAAGCTTGCCAATATTGCGGCTGTCGCCAATATGCCAAACCGGCATCGGATCATCGCAAATATCATCGCCTTGCTGCCGGTTAGCTTCAACCTGTTCAGCGCGCAACTCGATGCCAACATATTGCCGGCCAAGCTTTGAGGCAACAACGCCCCTCACTGAACCGCCTGCAAATGGGTCTAAAATGACGCCATCTTTAGGGCTGAACCAGCTATAACCAAGTTCGCAAAGAACAGGGTCAAAAATGCTTGTGGCGTTCATATCGTCAGGCTTGCCGCCCATCAAAGCGTTCAGCCTGTCTTGACCGCCGTATGTCTTGCCAAGCATAGATTCCGGCATAGCCCTGCCATGCCCATCGCCCCTAGCCTTGCTCTTGCTGTAATCTGTTGCAGGCCTTGCGCTTCCGCTTGGCGCCGCATTATCACCGCGCCCTAATTCGCTCTTGATGCCTAATGCCAGCCAACCGCGCTTGCGGTTTTGCCACCAGCCTTCGCGGGCTGACATGACACTGAATGGCGGAACACCAAAGCGATCCGATAACGAGCCTTTGACAGAGGTATCAGCGCCTTCATTTTCATCGTTATGGTCAAGAAGCGCATCTATCTCCGCAGGGTCAAACCCCATTAGATCAATATCAAAGCCATCGCCCAAAAGATCGTTTATTTCGATCTTTAGCATTTCCTCATCCCAACCAGCATTCAGCGCCAGCTTGTTGTCAGCTATGACATAAGCGCGCTTCTGCGCATCGGTTAAGCCTGTCAGCGTAATCGTCGGGACTTTATCTTCGCCAAGCCGCTGCGCAGCTTGTAAGCGCCCATGACCGGCGATAATGCTTTTGTCCTCATCTATGAGGATAGGGTTTGTCCAGCCAAATTCCTTAATTGAGGCAGCAACCTGCGCCACTTGCTCATCGGAATGCGTCCGGCTGTTTCTTGCGTATGGCGTCAAGGCTGTTACGCCATGCCAAACGACATCGAGGTCTCGCATCGAGTTGTCTCATTCAAATGTTTGAAAAAAGGAGCCGGCAAAAGCTTCATAGGTTTACACCCATCAACTCCCGCCGGCAAATCGCCGGCTCAGGAACCTTTCGGCGCCTCCTAGCATAACCGGCAATTAATCTATTCTGCCAAGACCCTATCATAATCCGTCCCTATGCGCAAGCATATGCGCATATATGTGCCTTTTTTGTTGAGTTATGCTTTTTAATGCGCATAATATGCCTACAAGTAATAAACAGGAGGCGATTATGACTGACGGAACAAAAGGCTTTTTATTTGAATGTGCGTTGTTTTTTGGAGTGCTTTGCCCGCTAGCGATTAGCGTTGTTGGTGGCTCTGATAGCTATTTTTGGCGCTTTTTTGCTTGGATGATTGGCTAATGCCAGCCGTCATTAAGATTTATCGCGACCATCTGATCGGATGGGAAACAGTCGCAGAATGCGAAAATTGCGTTGAGCGCTTTGGCGAATTGCGCGGCTGTTACGACTGCGATGGTAGAGGCTGGCGCTATTTAACCGAAGATGAGGAGATAGAACATGAATGCGGGCGAAATGCTGCATGATTTGCAGCGATTACTCAAGGCTAGGGCTGAAGCGTTAGCATCTACTAAGTCTGGCAAGGCTGCGGTAATTGACGCTGAAATTATAGGCCAGCATGGATTAAGCTGGTATGAAGGCGATCTGGAAGAAGGCAGTGAGCGTTTAAGCGCTTTCATTAAAGAGGCTCGTGATCTTATAGACAAGGTTCAGCCGTTAGCTGACAAACCAGATAAGCTTGGCGCAGCATGGGTGGAAGGCATTTGCGACATAGAAGCTGGATATGCTGACTATAGCGAAAAGCCGATCCTAGAACGCCTTGACTGGAAAGACCTAACCAGACACGCGCTCAATAGCGGCACCAAATGGGGTTTGGCAAATAATATTAGAAAGCAATTTGATGAAATTGCAAAGAAAGACAGATATAGCAGGGATAAATATTCTGAAAACTTGCTAAAGACAGCCGATGAAAGGTTCAAACGAAAATCATAGCCGAATGGGGTGTGAAGCAATTTGAACCCAAAACTAACGGCTGTGTATTTTTGTGAAAGCATCGTCCAAATCATCAAGACATAGCCTTAATATTTCCGGCGCAGCCTTTGGGTTGCGCCCTTTTTGTCTAGCCCAATCCGCAGCGCTGCGATCATGTAAGACAACTTCCTCGACGCAGCTATAGCTTTCCCTGCCCATGCGACGCGCTATTTTGTTAAAGTCAGCAAAAGCATCAGATGCGCGCTCCGTCATCTCTGCGCTTCCGCCTTTGGGCATCCCTTCCATGCTGCCGGTCATCTTTTGCGCCCTTCCTGCGGCGCGGTATAGCGCCAACAGCCGCGTGGCGGCCGCGTACTGGTAAGGCTCTATATGATTGTGCTTTAGGTAGTAATCAATCCAAAGCTGGTCTGTGACGCGGATACGCTTTTTACCGGCTTGTCTGGTTTCGATCTCCTCGATGCTGTGTTTAGCTAAAAACTCAGGCGTCGGCAAAAGCGCATCTTTATCAGACATCTAACCACCCTTTCTGTTTAGCCAGCGCGATTATGTCAGGCCGGTTTTTTATGTAATATGTAGGCATAGCCGCATATTTGTGGACGAACTCTTCTTTGGTAGATGGAAACCACCGCTGGCTAATGCCGAAGTTTTCGTGCTTTGGGGTTGCTGCGATCTCGACATCTTCCCAACGACCTTGATTAAGCCATGTTGCGGGGTGGCAAATATATTTCGCATCCGTCTGATCGCGCCTGACCTTTTCGCTATAGGCTTTGATGCCTGCAAGCAAGGTTTCTGCATCAATGTCTTTTAAAGCTGCTTTATAAGCGCGCAATGCTGCTTTCTTGCCGACCCTTTTGGGTGAGTTTTCCCACCATTGAGAAAACGAATTGGTGATATCTTTATTGTTAATATCGTTTCTATTGTTTGGGTGAACGCTGTCTTCATCCCCCCCATGCAAGCTGTCTTCACCCCCCTCATGCACCAGCTCATGCACCCCTGCAACATTTGCACCCCCCTCAAGGTTTGGAAGCCGGTAACGATTGGCGAGGTTTGTATTGCCTTCGCGGACGTAATTTTTAACAACAAAGCCTAGTTCCTGAAGCAGCTTTATTTTATTTTGCGCTGTCCGATGGCTGCAATCAGCAACATCAGCCAGCCATTGCACCGACGGCCAAGCATAGCCGACATCAGGGTTAAAACGGTCGCATATGCCGATCAAAATCAGCTTTGCGATAGGGTCATCCAGCTTCTGTTCAAAAGCCCAACTAACAGCCTTGATGCTCATCTAACTCTCCTAATTTGCGCAAAGCGCTTTTCGGCACAAAAAAGGCGGCTCCATATCCGCCGTGATCTTTGCGCCACCGTTGCTGCTTCCCATCCGCAGCTAAAATCCAACCATGCACCTGATAGTTTGGAGCAGAGCCGGTCACTAAAATAAAAACCCTATCATCAGCGTCATCGTCGCGGATAATAAGGTCATAATGATGGCTTGAACGTGTCCTGACTTCCCAACCTGTCGAGTCAAGATCACCGCCCTCTTTGAATGTGTTGATTGAGCCGCCCCAATATTTTCCAAGCAGTTTGGCAACGGCAACTTCACCGCAGGCGCCTTCAACATGGTTTTGCCAATTGGCCGCATTTGGTTCGACTTTGTTTTTATAACCGCGCTTCAATGCCGCAATGTTGCGCAGCAAGCCAGTCGTGCCAGCTTGTGCCAGTTCGTAACTATTGAGCGTCACGTGGATCATTTTGCCATAGTCCTATATTCGTCTAGACCGCCGATATCTTTGTTGTATTGGATGCCCTTTTTGCAAACGCCGCAGATGCGATTTCCTTTGTGCGTGCTTTCAAACTTGCGCTGGCAGCGCAAGCAGCCCCGCATCGCTATATCCTCATTTGCTATTCTTATTGGCACTCGGCGGCCGCTGTAATGCTCGCAACAGCGCTGGACTTCATCGAAGCAATGGTCTGGAATCCGTTGCTGGTAATCGAACCAAAACCTGACGTGCTTTTCAGTTATGCCAATCCACTTAGCGATGCGCTTTATCCCTAGCGCGTAATTTCCATTTCCAGTTGTACGGAAAAGCGCGATCAAATCTTCTTCCTCATGCTTGCGGGGCAAATTTGTCGGAGGCTTTTTCATTTCAGCGTTCCATTTAAGAGATCGCAAAAATCTTCGTAATCAAGCACGGCCAATGGCTTTTGACGGTCTGCGCCAATAACCAAAATGTCGGCGCCGACTATATTGTCATAAATAAATTTGAAGCCGGTTGCGCGCTTTTTGGCCTCGATCTCCCACGTTGTCCGACCTTGCTTAATGATGATGTCATTTTTAAAGCCGGCGGCAGCGCCAGAAAGCGGAACCCGATAAGCCTCAAGACCATGCGCTTTTGCAGTGTTTACAAGCTCGCGCTCAAACCGCCCGCCTTTGTCGCGGCTGGCCTTACCCATGCGAGTCGCTTTCGTGCATTTCCAGCCAGTCTTGAAAAGTGACAGCGCCCTTAGTCATTTTATGGATTTCCATCATCCTCATCATGCGTGGCACTGTGCTTTTATATAAATATTTATGAACGGTCGCTTGGCAGACGCCCAACCGCGCCGCAAATTCTTTCTGCGATATGGCGTTTTCTACTAGATATTGGTTGAGTTTCATTTTGATACGCCACCTGTTGTTATGTTTATTATCAGGCATAATATGCGCATGAACGTCAAAGTCAACTCGCTTAGGAGCATATTTTTATTTTACGCGCTTAATAGTTGCATAAAAGTAAACATATGCTAGAGTCCTCAATTCAACTAAAAGCTTAAAGGAGCTGATTATGGAAGGCATATTCACGAAAAATGCTTATTGCAAATTTGACACAGACTGCACCGCTGTAGCGCCGCCAACGGCCTTATTTGAATTGATAGGAAGTTTGGTGAGGCGCTTGCAGGGCGAGGTGGATAAAAATGGAATACCAAAATAATCTGAAAACTTTGCGGTTAATGGCTGGCAAGAGGCAAGCCGATATCGCTTCAATCCTTAATATCGGGCAAGCAGAATATTCAAGAATAGAAAGCGGCAAGCGTAAAATCACGCCGCATCAAGCAGCCTTAGCCAAAGCGTTTGGCGTTGAGCAAAATCAAATCATAGAAGAATATGTCGCAGACGTTATAAAGAGCATCGCACCGGCTGAAACCTTGCCGGTCTATGGCTTTCCATCAGCCGATGGCGATGGCTTAAACTTTAGCAAACAAATGATGAGCAAAGTGGACTGTCCGCCAGACTTGGCTGACGTGGATGGCGCCTATGCTTGTTTCTGTTTCGGCGATGCACTAAGCCCTAAAATATCGAATGGTGATCTGGCTTTCGTAAATCCTAGCATCGAACCAAAGATCGGTTCGCTTGTTATTGTGCGGGAAAAAGAAAAGGGCTTTATGGGCATCCTGACATCTATTGATAAAGACGGCTGCGCAATCGAAACCATAGACCCACAAGAGGAGCTAGAGTTCAGCCGTGACATTGAGGTGGATCAAATAGTCATGGTCAAATATGACATTTGAGCATATTATGCGCATATATGTTGACATACGTTTTGCATAATAGTAAAAGGGGTGTATGGATGAGCAACAGCAACCCTCAAAAAACGACTTAACGCCAGCATTTTTTGCTAAATATCAGCTTGGCACAAAGTCATTAAATGAGCGTTTTAGCACTGTCGGCGGTAGCGATATAAATACGCTGGCTTCCGGCAATGCTGAACGCATCCACCAGCTATATTTAAGGAAGCGCGGCGAAATAGAAGCCGATGATCTTTCTATGGTCTGGCCTGTTTTAATGGGTCATATCACCGAAGAACTGAATATAGAATGGTGTCAGCACAAGCATGGTTTAGAGATCGTAAACCGTCAGGCCGTGCTAACCAGCAAAAAACACAAGATAATGCGCTGCACGTTAGACGGCTCTGTGCCTAAATATCGTGGCAAGCAGGCCGTCATCGACGCAAAATTTACGATGGGCAGGCCTTTGGCTGGCGAGGAATGGCGCGATGTTATCCCGCGCCTTTGCAAGCACTATAGCCCTCAACTACATTGGAACGCCTATTTGCTGGAAGAAAATACCGGCAAAAAATGCCCTTATGGCCTACTGTCGATCATTAGGGCAGGCAATGAGCCAACCCTTCACGAAATAAAAATAGACCCACTTTATCAGGCTGAATTGATCGGCCTTGCAACCTATTTCATGGGCTGCGTCGAAATGGGTGTGCCGCCAACAGAATTGCCAATCAGCGAAGCGCCAGTTCCGCTAGAAGAAACTGTTCCTGTTTCTATGGAAGGTGATCCGCATTGGAAGCAATGGGCTGAGGTTTGGGCGCAGACAGTTGGCGCGGCTGATACTTGCAAAAAAGCTGAAGCAGCAATCAAGAAGATGGTTCCACGCCACGCTTCTGAGGCCGTCGGGCATGGGATCAAAGTGCGCGTCGCCAAAAACAAATCAAAACGCATAGAGGTAGTCAAATGAAAGAGATCGCAACAGCGTTGAGTAAGTTCCAGTCGCAAATGACTGGTTTAGAGAAAAATGCAAAAGGCAATCGCGGGTCTTATGCTGACATCGGCGAAGTTATTAGCACTGCAAAAGAAGCGACCAAGTTTGGGCTTTCATGGTGGCAAGGCATAGCAAAAGCCGATGGCGACCGCGTGTTGCGGACGATTGTTTACCATACCAGCGGCGAGCAATTGCCGGCGTCGGACTGGCCTTTGGACGTTGATGATTGGACAAACGCGCAAAAGGTCGGCTCTGCCTCAACCTATGCGCGGCGTTACGGTCTGAATGCTGCGCTAGGTTTAGCCGTCGGCGTGACGGACGATGACGGCTTTATAAATGGCGAATTACAAGACCAACCAAAAACAAAGCCAGCCAGAAGCGATGATGGGAATGCTCTCCACCCATCAGCCGCACCGGCTGGTCAGGCTGCTTCGCAAGGCGTTTCTCCCTCCACCGGCGAAGCAGCCGCCACCTTTAAGGCGCCCATCAAAAAAATGGAAGATGTAGGCAAAGAAAAAACCGCCGCCGAAATATATCTTGAAAATATGCAAGCAAAGATCAAAGCGGCTGGCAGTTACGACGAGGTGGTTCAGATCATAACAACCGCCGTCAACGCCGCTAAAAGTCTTGATGGCGTTGAGCAGATGTTTCGGTTTTTACAACCTTCAAGCGAGCAAATCATAAAGATTTTTGCCGCAAAAAAACTTGAATTAACGAAACAGCTTTCAAAGGAGCAAAGCGCATGAGTGAAGAACAAAAATTGGTGAAATACGGCGAGGATGAACTGACGATCAGCCTCAATGACGACTCCGCAAACAAACAAGAAGATTGGCATCGCGATTGGCGCGGCAAAGTCGTTGTCGGCGGGAAGCTTTATTACGTTGATCTGCGCGACAAAGATGTTGGCTGGAAAGCTGGAAAGCTAAAATTAGCACCCGCTGATAAGCAACCCGCAGCAAAGCCAGCCGCGCAGGCGGCAGCGCCCGCACAAGCCGCGCAGGCGGCAGCGCCCGCACCAACTACGCAAGCAAACGACGATGACGAAATCCCTTTCTAGCATTGCAGAAAGGCCAGAGCACCCCTTGCTAGTTGTGCCAAATGGCGAGGGGTGTTTGCTGGTTATCGGCACAAACCAAGCGCAGAAGACCATGACGCCGCATCAAATGTATGGGATGGGGCTTGAGTTTTTGCGGCGCGCAGGTGAGGCGATGCGTGAAAAAGAAAAGGAATAGCCGGCACATTAGTCGCGAGGCTAAGTGCGTCCAATGCGGGCGCATGGTGCTTTTAGATGATAGTGGCTGGCTAGTAAATGGAGCGAAAGAGTTTTTATGCGGGCGGGCTTGTTTTGACAAGCGCCGCAAGCCTATCAGATGGGAGGATTTGTAATGGAGCATTTTAAAATTGACGGCAAAGTTTCGACTAAAGCTTCACCAGAAAAATTTCAGATGGAAAAATTTTCAGTCAAAAGTGAAGCGTTAAATGAAGAACATTCACTGCTTATCGAAAGCGGGATTAAAATACCAAAGCCAAAAGGTTTTTGGGCGCAACAGGCGCGCCAAATGAACAACGGCGACAGCGTTCTTTTTAAAGATGAAAACGATGCAATATCTTTGAGGTATGCTTTGATTTACATAGGCGCGCGGCCGGTCAAACGCCTTATGAGGCACGAAAAAGGGTGGCGGGTTTGGCGTTTGGAAAAATAATCTGCCGCTATGTCGGCCATGATGAACTTTATGACTACCAACAAAAAGGCTGGAAAATTTCCAGCCTTATGCTTCACAGTCACCATTCGCGGCGCTGTTTAATTATGTCGAAACAGCTTGGACAATCTTCTCAATATCAGCCGGATGATGAGCCAGCGAAAGATCAGTGACGGTGTAATGCACCATCGCTGTTTGGCTTTTCTTACTATGACCCATCCGATATTTGCGGATGTTTTCTGGAACGCCGGCCAGCAATTGCTGCGTGTGATAAAATTTGCGGAATCCGCCAATGCCTTTAAACTCGACTTTCGCATGGCGGCAGATCGTTTCTAGCAGGCCTGACCAATGCTTTTGATCGCCCATGACGCCACTTGCGCTAGGGAAAACAAAATAGTCGCTGTCTGCTTGCAGTTTCCATTCGCGCAAGATGCGCATGGTTGTGCTATCTAACGGCAACTCGCGAACCCGATACGGCGTTTTTGTTTCGTCAACTAAGGCGCCCCGATAGCCGGTGCGCTTGACGTAAATTTTACCAGCTTTTAGATCAACGCAATCCCAAATCAGACCTTGCAGTTCATTTGCTGCCAAGCCGGTGAAAGCTGCGACATGGATCAGCGCTTTTGTGTAATGGCGTGTCGTTGCGGCAAGGATGCTTTTAACTTCATCAGCATGATAACCATCACGCGCGCCGTCATTGCCCTTTATGGCTTGCCTGTCGCCTTTGGTGCATGGATTGGTCTGCAATATGCCGCTATTGACAGCGTATTTGCAAATCATGCTCAACGTGTGAACGATCTCTCTTTGCGTCTTTGGCGCAATTTCGCGCACCCGCATATCTTGGATAAACAGATTAACATCAGCAACCGACAGGCGCGCCATCTGCTTGTCGCCTATGCGCGGCACAATATGAAGCCTGACATGGCGCTCATCGTTGCCATAGGTTTGCTGGCGCAAGCCGTTGCGCTTGCCAATAAGTTTTTGGCGCTCGCGTAAAGCCTGCGCAGCAACCGATTCAAGACTAATCTTTGATGCGCCAGCCCTGCCGCTAACCAGCATATCGCGTATCTGATCGCGTTTCTTTTTCCATGCTTGCGGGCAATTTTTGGTGATAGCTTTTTTAGACCGGCCTTGAAGGTCACGATAATAAATGACGCCGACCGTTTTGCCATGCTTAGTGGTAGTCAGCATTTCGCCGTCTGAAATTGTAATATCCATTATAATGCCCTCCTAGTCAGCTTGATAAATGTAGTTGGTGCCAGCGATCTCCGTTTCGCTGTAACTATGCTTCAACTCATGCGCGATTTGTTTGTAGTCAATGAAGCCAACAAGCGGCTCTGGAATTTCGCCATAATGCCCATCGTCAACAAACTGTTCAGCCAACTCATCAAACGTCATATCCTCATATATAATTATATGGTCATAATCGCTGGCGCTGGCATCGTTGCTAAACCAGCTTGACGCGATGCCCTCCTTGTGCGCCAAAGTTGCGCGAACCAACTCATAGTCAGACCAGCTATCAACCGCCTCAAAAAATGCCGGCAAGTTGGCTTGATTGACACCTACCGCAATCCCAAAAGCGATGTCGATACTGCGGCCATCTATCATTTGGATTTCGTATTCCTCGACAAGCCCGCCGAAGCTGTCGCGATTGGCAGAGTATTTTTTGTCATAATCTGCCATGTCGCTGAAGTAGAAGCCTTCTGCGTCAAGGCTGTAAGGCTGCGCATATAAAACAAGCTTTTCCATTATGCTGCCGCCCCGCGATGTG